TCCATCAAAGCTGTATCAACAGCCTGACCAAATACCTCAAAATCAGCTGGCAAATCCGTGACCAAATCTGTGGCCGTTGGCATCTGCCATCCAAAATTGCTCGTTGGATTGCTCATGTTTTCTCCTTACGCCACAATCGTGGCATTGATCCAATCCAAAGTTGGATTGACTGTGTTCCATGCTTCAACAATCGGCACATCGTTCCAACGCATTGCCTGCAAGGAAAATGCAATCGGTGAGACGATCATTGAAATGCTGACCTGATTGTATCTGGCCGAAAATGTCCAGCCTTCAACGAAACCCAGAAAATCGCCGGAATTCATATTGAGTGGCAAATTGGCAATGTTTACCGGCATACCCATGAAAACACCGATCAAAGCATCGCGATCTGCATCATCGATTTCGGGGTTTGTCAGCTCAAATGTGATGTTGTTGAAATTAAAGCGTGGATAAGCTCTGAGGCCCAAATAGAAATTGGCCTGATCCTCTGCATCGCTTGAATTGTGCAATGTTGTGCTGATGATTTGAGCCAATTGGCCATACAAAGCAATCGAGGCTGCATCGCTGGCAGATTCCTCGGCCGATGATGTGGCATTGTATTTAATGGTAATGGAGTTTCGTACATCACCTGCGCGCTGTTGAATGCTCAAACCCGATGCAATGGCGTGATTTGCCGTGAGATCAACATAACCATTTGCCGCCAAATAGTTGGTGCGGTGTGTACTGTCTGCATAGCCGATGCGGCCTTGAGCATCCTCGAAAATGTAGCCCAATCCCGATGTGGCTAAAGCTGCGACCAATGAATAAACATCGGTGCGCTCTGATGATCTAGCTGCCAATTCATAATTGCCTGGTCGATCAATTTCGCCCAATCCTGAATTTTCAGCATCCTGCCACTGAGTGGTTGGGTCATAGGTTGCCCATGTTGTAGCTGCCGGCACTTCTTGCCATGAGTCAAACAAAACAGCTTGCAAAACATCAAAAATCTGATCGCCGTCAAACTCTTTCGATAGCACACCATCGGTCAAAGCTTTTGGCAATCTGGCCAGTGCACCCAATGCAATGATGTTGATTCGCTGTGCATAATCAACGCTTCCAACCTCAGCCACCGAAATGCCGACCTCAACAACCGAGCCGCCAAAGATTGGCACAAATGTTGATGTCGAATCTTGCAATTCAATAGTCAGCGCATCATTGATTTGAATTGGCACATTTGATTGATCAAGGTTAATAATTTCGAGATTCGTATATCCTGCCGTGGCTTGCTCATAAATGTTTGTGCGACCGCTGGTAATCGTAAGATTGGCCAAAATAGCGGTTTGATATTCAACACCGCCAATGATGACTTTCCAAATCGGATTGAAAACAGTCATTAGATCGCAACCAAAGCTCCAGCACCTAGCGTGCCTCGGTAATAAGAATTGTTAAGTGTGTCCACAATTGTCCGCGCCGTGCCTTCCGGATCTATTGCACCGCTGACATTGATTGTGATGCGTTCACCTGTTGAAAGCCCACCGGTGGCTGCTAAGCGGGCAGCCGCGGCAGCCTCTCGGGCTTGTCTCAATCTTTCGGTTTCTGCCTTTAATTCCTCGCGCCTTAAAATTGCAGCTTGCATGGCTGGTGAGTAAGCATCAAGCGATGCACCGGTAAATGTTGGGGATGCACCTGATGGCACAAATCCTCCACCTGTACCAAATCCACCGCCAGCCGATCCTGTGTCACCCATGTCAAAACCTGCACCGACCTTCAAAGACTTATCACCCGAATCCCCAAAGAAAAAGCGTGTCACTGGGTTATCCTTGATGAAATTCACAAATTCTTTCATTTTGGTGATCGTGTTTGAAATAAAACCGACTAGCTTTGAAAAGCCTGTGACTAGGCCAGCGACAATTGTGCCGATGGCTTCAAGCGCTGTTTTAAATTGAGCTCCCAAAAGTGGCACCAAATACTTTTTGATGAATTCCCATACTTTTGCCAGCGCATCATAAAATGGCTGCAATTCCGCTGAATTGTCCGTAATTGCTTTTTTGATCTTATCAAATGCAATTTTCAAACCTTCAAGGATCGGGCCAACAATACCGCCAATGGCTGGGATGATTTCCTCATACAAGAATTTCCACCATGAAACCAAAATAGGTAACAAATCTTTTTTGATCACATTAAAAATCTCGCCAAATGCTGGCCCCAATGTTTTGCCTAAATTGTCTGCAAAATCTTGAATTGCCGGGATGCCTTTGTCCACAAAATTGCTGACCAATGGTGTAAGTGCATCGAGCACATACGATCCGACAGTTTCTTTGGCTTCATCAAATGCGACAGTTAGCCGCGCCATTTTGCCTTCAAATGTTTCAGCTTGCTTTGATGCCTGACCTTCAAAAGTCTTTGACAAAGCGGCAGCGGCCGCATCAAAATTCTTTGACTTGATGATTGAATCATCGATGCCAACACCCAAACGCTTGAGTGCTCCTAGATTGCCATCGTATGCTTTACCCAAAGCCTCGGAAACGGCTGAAAGGTCTTTACCTGTACCGGCGGCAATGTCCAAAGCCAACGATTGCAATTCTTGTGCCTTGGTCGCATCTTTTGTTGAGCGGATCAAGCGATCTAACGATGGCCTCAATTGGTCATCGGTGATGCCATTGGCCAATGCTGTTTGTGTTATGTAATCCTCAACGGCCTTTATTTGTGCGGTTGTCGCACCGGTAACATTTTCCAATGTGGTTGCTAATTTGGCTTGAGCGGCTTCATCTTCGATTGCGGATTTGACACCATCGACCAGCAATGTACCGGCATAAGCTGCGGCAGCTGCACCGGCTACGGCAAAAGCTGCACCGGCTTTTTTGGCAAATCCACCGAGTTTTGATCCAAAACCTTCAACCTCATTTGAGCCGCTGTTTAAATTCTTTTTAAGGTTGTCAATGTCTGCCAAAATGGAGAGCTTGAGCGTTCTGCTTTGTCCGGCCATCACCACTCCTTCAAAATCTTAGTAAATGCAGCTTCCCATTGAGCGATGATGTGCGGTTGCTCAGCTCTCAATGTTGGGTAAATAAAGTATCCTCGTGATCCACGGCCTTCACGACCAGACCACACCGGGAATTGTTTGAATTTATTTGATCCAAATTCGTAACCGCCCCAAAGCTGTTGAGTCGTACCGCCACCGCTGAATTTCTGGGATACAAAACCAAATGACAATTCACCGATCTTTGATGACTTACTCACACGCGATCCATCAGCAATTCGGCCGGCTGCCTTATTTGGCCGATTGCTGGCTGCGCTTTTGATTTTTGATTGCACATAAGTGGCCAACCCATTTGAAACGCCTTTGGCCTGTTGTACAGCTTCATCATCCATGCCTTTGAAAGCCTGCAAAATGCCGCGCAATTGAGCTTTGTCATAAGTAATTGACTCAGTTGCCATCTCGTGTCCTTAGAATCTCAAAAACAGTTAAAATGTCCTCAGCGGTTTGAAACTCTGATCGTGACAATCCGGTGGTGATCGCCAATTCCCAAACGATCCGGTTTATTGATCCGGACTCGTAACTTTTGGGTTTTCGGTTTCTCCCATGTTGATGTCAGTCACAGTCTCGCACCAAACCTCAAAAGGCTTCACAGGCTTTCCAGCTGATTCGCGTTTCATTGCGTGGTACGCCAAAAACATCAGATCAGCAATGCCCAATTTCTCAGATACTTGCTGAATTGTGTTTCCGGTTTTCTGTTCCCATTTCATCCACTCCGGTGGGAGCGCGGTATAAGTTGCGCTCTCCCCCGTAGCGAATTCAATTGTGATTGCTAGTTTCATGCTCCCGATTTCCTTTCGTTAAGCCAATGTAGGTGTTGTCACACAGGTGAAGCTCATTGAGACAGTCTGTGCATCTGGTGCTGTTCCTCCAGCTGATGGGAAAATTGGCTGAACAGTAAAATTGAAAGTTGTGCCCGGCTCTGTCTCGAGGATTACCGCCAAAGGTGTGTTTGGTGAGTTCTCAGCTTGATTCCAAAGCATTTCGCATAGTGATGAAGCAACGCCCCAGTCAGCCAACATTTCAACGGCAAATGTGCCTTGAGTGTCGGTTGTGTAATACGCCTTGCCATCGAGTGTCTGGTATGTGTTGATCGTTGAATCAACAGTAAGGATTGCAGATGTTGCTTGTGCATCAAAAGTATCCCCATCGATGCTGAAGCTCACATTTCTGCCGGTGATGATTGTTGTGGCCATGTTTTCTCCTATTGGTTGTAGTATGTGGATACTTGGAGATCGGCCGTGAGGTACTTACCGGCACCGACTTCCAAAGGTTGAGGTTGATTGACATTTCCGACTTCGTAACCATTTGGCATTGCTGCAATGATTGAAATCATCAATGTTTCTAGATTGTCCAAAGCTGCGGCGTTGTTGGCATAACCGACAACACCCGTGACAGTTAAATTGACCTTTACTTTGGTTGTGTTCTTTCCAATCAAAACGCTTTCTAAATAAGGTGCATCCGGAATCAAACAAATTGATGGGCTGGTCATTGTCTCTGGGATGCCGTTGTACACATTGGCAGCAATGCCTGAAAGTGCTGTTTTCAATGGTGTTCGGATGGCTGATTCGATGCTCATTGACACATCGTTTCAACATCAAGAAACGGGCCTAAAAGCCCAATGACTCTGTTGCTCAAGCTGCGGCCGAGCACAAATGGTGACGGCTGGAAATTGTCAGACATAATTGCATTGCCGGGAGCCGTGATGCTCTGAAAAATCTCAACAGCAACAACCAAAATAGCATTTTCAATTGGTGGCGTGTTTGCGTACAAAGCCGCTGCCGATCCACCGCTCAATGTCGCTGTTGCATTTGGAATAAATGGCAATGGATAATCACGATCAGCTGCCGCTGTTGCAGCTGTGAAAGTGTAAGGCTCAATCCGATCATCGGTGACTGTATAAGTCGCGCTGTATGCTCCGGCCCCGGTAACAACAACAGATTGACCCGGCACAAAATAATTTGGCCGCATTGTGGTGAAATAAATGACGGAATCACTCACATTGGCAAAAGTCACCGATGATTGGTATTGCGTAAGTAAAGGCAAAATCGTTTGCTCAGCCGAATCGATGTAAGAATCCAATTGAGCATCACTATACAAAGAAACCGAGACACCCAAAATCGCTCTCAGCTGTGAGGCTGTAACTATTGCAGGCATCTCGGTTCCTTTCGTGTCAGTAGCGTTCGGGAGCGACCGCTACCGATAGTGATTTATGGGAGGTTGTTAAATTGTGCACCATTTGGCACCTTGGCGGCCAAAGCCCCATAGCCATAGTACAAAATGTCGATGGTTCCATCGCTGTTGATGTTGCTGCGTAGAGTAAAGCGTGGAGATTCATACCATGTGTAAGAATCTGGATTGACAACGACCATTGAAGAATCGGCATCAGCTGTTGTTGTTCCAGCGTTACCAAATGAGCGTGAAACATAAAGGTTCAGACCCGGTGAAACTACACCGCGCAATGAATCTCCGCGAACATTTCCAGCTGCGTTTGATGGTTGTGCTGCATTGTAAAGAGGTGCTCCATTGTCGTTGTATCCCATGATGTTGCCCCATTGTGTTGGTGAAACGATCAATGAACGAGCAAAACCAAGTGATGCGCCATAAACAGCTGCGGCTGCCTTAGATGTGTATCCAAGGAATCCGGTTGCTGAATTTGCTGCCTGTGCTGTTGTGGTAGTCACTGCCGCTTGCATTGCTGCAAGTGCATACTCATCAGTTTCTTTTGCATATGCAAATTCAAGATTCTGAAGCAAAGCTGTCAGATATTCCGGCCGGCTGCGGTCGATCAATTCTACTGTTGAGATAGCGCGGCCTTTGAAAGGCTGAACAGAAACAGAAAGAAATGTTGCTGAAAGTGATGATTCTGTAACTGCATCGTTTTCGTTAATTGGCAAAACTGTTGGAACAGCTGTAACGCGAGGCAATTCAAATGTCATGCCTTCTGCCACTAAAGTTTCACGGCTAATGCCATCGATGCAACCACGATCAGCATTTGCAAGTGCATTGATCACCTGTGTGCTTTGTGGTGTTGGAATCATGCCGGGTGCTGTTGATGTTGTGTTATCAGCTGCCTTTACATACTGGCGTGAATCCTCATCATGCAAAACGCTTGCGCGTAGGTA